TATTCAGTGGGCGGCGGGTGCCGTGTCTGAGTGAACCTTGACGGTCGTAGGATTACGAAGTCAGAACTTGCGCTATGTTGCGCTGGTGTCTGGCTTTATTTGTTTTAACACTCCAAACGGAGGTATATATGACAGAAGATAATCTCATTTACTACGGCGGCGCTGTAAAAGTCGTGGGTGAGGGAAAGATAGGAGGGTATCTGGTACGTTTTGCTGGGCCAGACCAGCCTGACCTTGAGGGCGACTTCTTCTCGAAGGACACTGACCTTGGTATAGAATCTGGGTCGAAAATTCCTGTATATTACCAACATGGCTATGATCCTGTTTTCAAAAATAAGCGTATTGGGCGCGCAACGGCTGAATTTCAAGATGTCGGTGTGTGGATCGAGGCGCAGTTGGAAATGAGGGACGAATATGAGCGTGGACTTTTAGAGCTGGCTGAAGCTGGGAAGCTGGGCTGGTCATCTGGAGCCGCCGGTCATTTGGTAGAACGTGAGCAGATTGGAAAGTCCTGGAAGATTAAATCGTGGCCTATCGCCGAAGCGTCTTTAACGCCGACACCCGCAGAACCCCATAACACAGCCGTCTCCGTAAAGACATTACAAGAACAGCAGGTGAAGGTTGAGGAACCCGAGCCTGACACACAGGAGGTCGAAATGACTGAAGAAATCAAGGCTCCGGTCAAAGAGTATGATATCGAAGCCTTAATCAAACAGGCCGCAGACGAAGCGGTCAAGAAATATCAAGAAAGCGAGCCGGAAGTGAAGGCTGGCTTTCAGGTCGATGTGGTGGAGGACGAGGCCGACAAGGCGCTTCGTGAAAACCCTTTCACGCCACAAGACTTTTTCAAGGCAGTTTACATGGCAGAGTCCTATCCTTCGCAGATGGATAAACGACTCCGCCCTCTGAAAGCTACCGGCATGAATGAGGCAACCCCCTCCGAAGGCGGGTTCCTTGTGACGCCCGACATTGCGCAGGGTATCCGTGACAATATGTGGGGAGTTGGTTCGCTTTTGAGCCGATTTAACCCCGTCAATGTATCCGGCAACGGTTTGACCGTTCGGGTGGTTGATGAGACCTCACGGGCGACTGGCTCGCGCATGGGTGGAGTGACCGGCTATTGGCTGGCAGAGGCCGAAGAGAAGACCGCTAGCAAGCCAAAATTCCGCAATATCGACCTGAAGCTCAAGAAGGTGGCTGCGCTGGTTTATGCCACCGACGAACTGCTTCAGGACACGACAGCCCTTGAGAGCTGGATTAATAACCGGGTTCCTGATGAGCTTCGTTTCATGGTTGAGGATAGCTACATCAACGGTGACGGCTTTGGTCAGCCTCTCGGCATTCTGAACGCCGGTTGTCTGGTAAGCATCGCTCGTGAAGCCACAAGCGAAATTAGTGCCAATGACATTCTCAATATGTGGGCGGCACGCTACATCGGTGCTAACGACTACATTTGGTTGGCGAATGCGGCCATCATGCCACAGTTGGTGACAACCACGATTGGCGATCAGCCGGTTTATATGCCCCCAGGTGGACTGTCCGGTTCACAATACGGATCACTGTTAGGGCGACCTGTTATCGAAACCGAATACAACCCGTATCTCGGAACGGCGGGCGATCTGCTTCTGGCATCCCCCTCGCAGTACGTCTCTATTACCAAAGGCGGCATTCAGGCGGCAAGCTCCATTCATGTGAAATTCGTCTATGACGAAACCGCATTCCGCTTTGTCTATCGCGTCGATGGCGAACCCCTCTGGGCGTCCGCTGTTACCGCTTATGACGGCACCGCATCCATCAGCCCATTCGTTGCTCTCGCAGCGACCACGTAAAGGAGAATTAAAATGGGAATCAGATACGCAGAAGAATTACAGGTAACGCCGCTGCTTGCGCCGGCGGCCTCCACCACGGCTAAGGAGTCGGCTTTTTCTAAGCTGGCTAACATGCAGTGGCTTTCATGGTTGGTGATTTGGGGCGACATGACGTCGGATAGCACCGATGTTATGGTTATCACGGTCAAGTCATCTACTGGCAACTCCACCGCAGCTGGCGACGTTGCGCACACCTTCAAGTACCGGCTGAGCGGAGAGGTAGGAAGTGATACGTGGGGAGATATTACCGAGTCCGCCGCCTTGAGTATTGGCGCAGACTCAGACAACAAGGCCCTGATTATTGACCTTGACCCTGCGATTATTAAGGCCGCAGACGCCGATGCTGAATACGCTTATATCGACA